GACACGTCGTGTCTCGCGGAAACTCTGCTCCTAAGGGAAAGCAGAAAACCGTTGAAACTTTAAACTGTATTTCACAAGTATACTTGTGTAACAGCTTAAAGCTAGATGGTTTCCATTTATTGCTAAATGGAAAAATGGTGCGGTTAGATCTCGATTAAGAGACTACCTAACTCGCCAGCATTTCTATGAGTAATAAAACCCCAGTCTGAAGATGATAGTAATGCAAAACATTATTATCATTCTCAGGCGGAGCCTTAAGTGACTCATAGCCTGCCGTACCCTGAAAAGGGAACAGCGGAGTAGTGTCATTTATACTCCATTTCTTGGGTTTCTCTATGGAAACATAGAACCTGGTCGGTTCCGTCTCACTTGATTTCTACCTTAGACATTTAGTCGTTTGGTGTCTTTCGAATGTGAAGAACGGAAACTTTCTTCATCGGTAATTCAGACTCAAGCAAGTGCACTTAAGGCGCTTGCCCAAAGGGGCTGAATTATCCAAAGGTCGAACTCATTTTAGTAGAATCTTGTAATTCTGGTGCAAACTAGGATTGCAGGACTAAATTGTGAATCAACTATAGGTTCATATGAATCTGTCGTCTCTTTTCTTCGGTTGGTAAAATCTTTATAAATTAATATGAAAAATTTTAATCAAACGAATAAAGAATCTTCAAAATTCAGTATGTTTTCGATAATGAACGCCTTCAGAGATGAGGTACAACATGAAACTACGGTTTCGCTTAATAATGCTTTTGCATTATTAGCATTGGTAACCAAAGTGGGCTGAAGAGTAATCTTAGCTTGTTTTGATACACCAATGAATGTTACTAAAAGACTTCAGTTAGCAAAGAACTTTGCTAGGTACCTTCTCCAGATGCGTAAGCATCACGGGGAAGTGTACGTAGTTAAGTACTTGAAAACTTGCCAGTTAGCTCTTGCGAAACGTATAAGTAATGAGCGGATCCAATCTCTTAACGAGATTGAACCTGATCTTCCGTTGCCTAGATTAACTAGATCTTCTCTACCAAGGTTTATACCTTTGGCAGATCGTAGATCCATTTTATCAGGTAATGCACCTATCACAAGATACTGGATGACTCTATTTTCTTTATATAAGATAATTAAAGTCCCTGGTATTTTGAAATTAGGTACAATTACGGAACCGTCATCAGCTGATGAAAAATTTCTTTCACGAGGGGCAGAATATTTAAAGTTTTTAGCTTTAAGGCATTCTTTCCGTTTTGATCGAAGGATTTTATCAAAAGATTTCGGATTACTTCTTCTGCAAACAGCCTCTCCTTCTTATAAGGTTTCTTGACTGGGTATATTCAGAGACGTTAAACAGTTAACTGTTTTAGGTCTGGATATTCCAATTAAGCGGCTTTTTACGTTGATGGGTCAAAACAAATTACTTGCGTTCTTTGAATTGATCCAGAAACATAATTATCCGGCTTTCCCAAATGTCAAAGTAGACGCTCCGTCTGCTGAGACGTTGGGACAGTTAGCCTTTAAAGAAGAAGCTGCTGGGAAAATAAGAGTCTTCGCATTAGTGGATGTTTGAACGCAATCTGCGTTAAAACCCATTCATGAGATGATTTTTAAATTCTTAAAGGGATTACCTAATGATGCTACTTTTAATCAAGATGCTTCAGTACAGAGATGTATTGAAAAAGTCAAGATTTCAGGTAGGTCATGAGGTTTCGACCTTTCAGCAGCAACAGATAGACTTCCAATTAAATTACAACAACATATTCTCCATCCCCTAATCGGGAAAGAGCAATCGGTGTTGTGATCTAAGATATTGGTAGACCGCGACTATACTATAAATGACCCCGATACTGAAAAGTACGGAGAGAGTTTAAGGTATGCTGTTGGTCAACCAATGGGAGCTCTGTCGAGTTGGGGAATGCTTGCAGTATGTCATCACTTGATAGTTCAGTTAGCATATCAACATACGATTGGTAAAGGACATAATTTCCTTAACTATTCGAATCATTGATATGATAATTATGAGCTACTGGGTGATGATATCGTTATCTTCGATGAGAAAGTATCGATCGCTTATCTTAACCTCATGAGAAATTTTGGGGTTGAGATAAACTTGAAGAAGAGTGTTTGTGCAAACAATGCTTCATTCGAGTTTGCGAAAGTTACGTACTCTCAAGGAAGTATCGTATCAGCCATTTCCTGAAAGATGTTCATCTCTCAAAATAGTAATATGGGACGAGTAGCAATACTCTTCCATTTACTGTCAAAAAGATCTGTGAAGCGTCCTATATTGTTTCTGAAAAACATATTAAGACGCTCTCAATGAGACCTTGGAGACTACAATTTTAATCTAATTGCATTTTTGAGTATGTTGGCTAATTCAGGAAAAATGACTTACCGAGACCTGCTTAATACTTTAATAGTACCAAGTAGGACTTGGAAGAGGGATATCAAAGGAGCAATACATTTTCTTAATACAAAATATACTGAATCCTTAATTGTATCTTTAGTTCAATCCACTCCGATTCCGGAGCGGGCACAACCTTTGGTTGTGCAAACTGGATACAATGATCTCCCTTGACATAAGGCGGAGCTATTCAAACAAATTTACCATTTCCAGGTAAGGATGGGTGATAAGCTAAACCTTATTAAGTCACTAACTGACAGTATGGTGGAACTGTTAATTCCGGGGGCGATACCCAAAGCTCATAAGGTATTGGATGGTAGATTCATTAATCATATTACATATGAAGAATTGGAATACCGTCACAATTACTTATTAGTTATGTCCATAGTGGAGGATCATATTGGAGATCTGAAATGACTGGAGGAATTCGACAGGGAAGCCATTCACTTACCTATAGAAGATTTGATTCTCATGAATGAGAAATTGGATCTTCTGAAGGCTCGCATGGATATAGTCAAATTGGCTATTGAAAAGCAAGCTGGGTCGGTGAAATCACGTATAATGGTGCGTTCGCCCCTAAGAGTTCTAAAGTTTATTCTTAAAAGTAATAAACTAAGACCTCTTTGGACGCATAACACATCCACTAATACGGGCTTTCTGAGGTATTTTAATAATATAATGTGAAAAAAATATCTGTAAAAGATATGCAATTTCATATTGTACCTGTGTTTCTGATCGTTTAAGACCCGTGTTTAATTTAACGGCTCTCTTTTAAGATCATCAACATATTTACGGTTTTCTACCAAGTTCATTTCCTGAACTTAGCAGACCACCTCAAGTACAAATTCATTAGACCAAGCCTTCAGAAAGCTTGATGATTTTTGATTGTCACTGAGATTGGGACTGTTAGGGTATGGATAGGGACCTGGAGAGTTTCCGCG